GTATCTCTGGCATCAAAGTAATAACGATCTGCATCGCTTGAGTATGTGCTTACACCTTCAGTGAAATATTCACTTTCAGTTTTGTTATAGCCAATTGTTATATGGTCGTTCCTTACACTAATATCAGTCTTTGTACCGTCTTGTACACAATCATTCGACTGTGAAAAAGATGCTGTATAACAATTATCATAATCGTATTCATAATCTACATGTGTCATTGCCACAGTAAATCCTAATACATCTCTAACTGATTTGATAGTAGTATTTTTATAATCATCTTCTTCGGTGTTGTCGTTGCGAACACTTTCATTACTTACATCAAAACTAGAAATACTAATAGAGTCAAACAATGCTACATTTAGTAACTGATGGTCCTCTCCTAATCTTACTACTCCTTGATTTTCAATAGTGTCGTTGATAAACACTGTTCCGCCTAGGCTACCGGAGCCATAAAGAACACTGTTAGGTCCAGAAACAATGTTAACTGTTTCTAATCCGCTTACAACATCATGTGCAAAGTCATACCAACCGGAGCCGGAATCATTTGCAGGCACACCATTCCTATACACAGTAGTGTGTGTAGTTTGAGTACCACGTTCATTAAAGCCAGCAAAGCCTCCGTATCCACCAGCAGTGAATGACATAGCCGGCATAACAATTTCAATTATTGCCATATCGTCTGATACATCCGTGGTGTCTACTTGACTTACTGATCCAACAACTACAATCTCTTCAATGAGATTAGAGTCTTCTGCTAATACTAAGTTACTTGTCGTTCCAAGTAAAAGAAGCAGTGTTACTAAGTTTTTCATTATATCTCCTTTTTTTTGTTAATGAAAAAAGTACACTCCCCACAATTGAGGAGTGTACCAGGGTGAAGCGCCTAGGCTACTGTGGGAGTATTTTAAAATCCCAAACGCTTCATACAAGTGCTCTCGGCCAATCCTTTCCAGGTGTCCGGAGACATTTGTTTTAAGTCAGCTATTTTAAGTACCATTCTTAATGATATCTCTCTAAGCCTACTTGCCTTTTCGTGCATAAAGTCTACAACTTCTGCATTGCCTTCTTCGCCAAACTTGTAGTCGTCTAACATACCGTCTCCAACAATCTGGTTGATTCTTAAGAAACGATCTTTAACACTGTCCATTTCCAAGTCCATGTAGTGACATCTTGACATAAGTGCCGCTAAGTGGTCTTGTATCTTCTTGCTACGAACATTTTCAAAGTTAACGTTAGTAATAAAAATTACACCACCTGAGAACTCAAACCTATCTGGAATGCCTTCTCTTCGTAATGCAACTGATTCTGACTTCCAACTAATTGTACGCTTCTTACCTGAGTCAAGTACTGCCTTCAACATGTTCAAGCATACTTCGTCAAACAAGATACTGTCACAGTCATCAAACACAAGGATATCACCTTTTGCTGAATTGTTAAACAGTGTCTGGTACAGACCAATTGGGGTCATTGAACCTTTTACTACTTCTGTTCTCGGTGGACGACCAGCGAGTTTAGTTTCTGCATCATACATATCGATGATACTTTCAACACCAAATGACTTACCAACTCCTGGAGGGCCACTTACTATAAGACCTCTAACAACACCGTTTGCCACAGCATCTGTCATTTGGTCTAGAATAGCAAAACGCTCTCTAATTCTAGCCATTGCCTGCTCGTCAGTTTCTTTAGGCTTAGCCTTAGTCTCCGGTGCAGTTTCAACAAGTTTCTCGCCTTCAGCATCTGCTAAAGGTTCAACACTTGCTAGTGTTGGTACTACAACACGGATTGAAGTACGCTCTGATCCTAATAATGCTGATGCATCTACAGTCACAAAGTATCCTTTCTTTCCTTGTTGAGTTGGTTTGACCAAAGGAAATACTCCTTCGATCGGTTGGTTACGGTATACGCCGTTTTCTATCTTTACAAAGTTACTCATATCTAGCCCTCCCACAGGCATTAATTTAAACAATACAGTTATTATACAGTATTAGTCGACTCGTGTCAACCAATTAACCAGCTAATAAACGCTATAAATAAAACAAGTCCAATAATATTGCCTAACGCTTCGTCGCCATCATCTGCCCTAAATGGCATAGTGATAAGCCTCCACAGTATATATACTGGTATGAGTGCGGCGATTAAATGTAGCATATTGTTGTCCTTGTTTTGCTTTATGTGTATATTATACAGTTAAAACAGTGGGAAGTCAAGCGAAAATATCACAAATAAATCAATGACTTACGTCTAGTCTATTGTGATATCTTCCATGCCTGCTGTTCGCAGTTTAGTGATATGGCCAATTTGCCATTGCTTTGTATCTAGTCCTTTGAGTATACCTAAGTACTTATTACGCAATAATGCAAATTGATTAACTAAATGGGTCAAGTCTATAACAGATTGTTCACCGTCAACATACTTTTCAGCATCTCTACTAGTAAGTTGTCTGTTATATGTTTCAAAGAACTTCCTAAACACAACACTACGCTCCTTTCGGAGTGCAATGTTTAAGTGTTCAAGGATCGCTTCAATTTCTTGCAATTGATTGAATCGGTGTTCAGTGATACCGGGTAAGGAAGCACTAGCTCTTTCTAGGCTCCCTTTGATCCGGCATTCCTTCTTGGCACCTTCCAGTTCATTCTCAAAATATCCAATAGCGTCAACAATGTCGCCTAGATTAGAAGTAACTTTATTATACCAAGTACTCATTTAGTCCCAATCCTCATCTTCGTCTTCGTCCTCACCATCATGTGAACTAATCTCAAAATGAGATACAATAGCGGCTGTCATAATGCTATCAAATTCATTGATGTTGTCTTCGATTTCTCCGATGTCTGCATTGTCGTCAAATGTACGAACTATTACTTCAGCAGCCTGCAATTTATCTTTCTTAGGAATAAAGTGCTTTATGCTATCCCATAGTTCGTGTAGGAAACTAATATCATGATTCATCGATTGCGTCCTCCATAGGGTCGATTACATCTGGTTCGTCGATCATGTCTTCGTCAACTTCTGCAACTTCTGGAATCATATCCCATTCGTCGATAATGACTTGTAACTTATCGCTTGTCCAGCCTTTCCTGAACTCTTTAATCTCCTCACCTGTTACAGGGGAAATATAAGATAGTTTGTTACCAACTTTAGTAAGTAGACTTTTCTGTTCTAGCATTTCTACTAAGCCACTATAAGGGTCCATTCCGCTTTCATATGGAATCTTGATTTGCACACCTTCAAAAGGTTTGCTGTATCTAGACTTCATAACTTTACATGCGGCACGAATACCTTGTACTGTAGAAACTTTGTTTCCGTCTAAGTCTTCTTTAAGTTTTAGTTTACGCATAGCAACAACAATACTTGATGCATAGATAAAGCCTTGACCACCACTGATTTTATCATCTGGGTCAAACATATCTTGTGAAGCGTATGTATGGTTAGTTGCAACAATACCTACTGGGAATGGTGCAATTTGGTTAACCATGTTACGCACTAGGGCAGTTAGGGCCTTTGGCTTTCTACCCATATCACCTTTCATATCACCTTTTTCAAATTGTGCTACATCGGTTGGTGTAAGTAACATTCCTAAACTATCAATAACAAATAACAATTTAGGCATTTCGTCATACTCTAAATCACCGTAGTTACTTTTATAGTCTTTCATAAAGTCACTTAATGTTTTAGCAACATCATCAATCATGCTAACACTAATCTTCAGAAGTTTTTCTGGAGTAGTATCTACATCTAATGCTTGTAGCCAATCTTCATCAAGTGCGTTCTCAGAATCAAATAATACAACTTGGCATCCTTGATCCTGAGCTGCCTTTACAATGTTACCGGAACAGATAAAACTTTTACCTGAACCTGACTCACCTGCAAAAACACTAACTTTTCCTAATGGAATACCTCTTCCGAAGTCTCCACTAATTAAATAGTTAAGTGTGTGGTTTCCTGTACTGATCCAATCTTTAGGATCATGGAAGCCTGCACTAATTCCACTAATGGATTTAGTGACAGACGTCCTGAACTTTGTTAAGTCAAATGGTTTTTGCATATTAGTCTCCTTAAGAACGGTTTCTAATCATATTTAGAATATCATCAGCACTTGCATTACTTGCAGGAGCAGCCGCTTCCGCTACTGGCTCTGGAGCCGGTGCAGGTGCAACTGGTGCCGCTGTTTCTACTACTGGAGCCGCTGTTTGAGCTACTGCTGGTGCAACTGGTGCAACTGGTGCTGCTACAGGTGCTGCCGCTTGTGCAGGTGCTGTAGTTGTTTGTAAACCAGGTGCTGGTGCATTTGCAGGAACTTCAACGCCATATGGCTTGTAGAAGTTACCCCATTTTGCTGGATCATATAATTCACCATCTACTGATGCTGCGAACATTTCGCTAATTGCATTATAGTGATCAGCTGTAGGTTGTGCTGGTAAGTAATCTTTAAGATTATGTAAACCATGTGTGTCAATAGATGCAAGTTGAGTTTCATCTAGTGAACTCTCTTTACGAGCCCATTTAGAAGTACTGTAATCAGCATATTGTCCTTTGGTTGTTTTACTAACACGGAAGTCAGAACCATTAAGGTAATCTGTTGGAATGTTTTCCATATCCGGGTCCATTAAAGATGCTTTAATGATATTGAAGATTTGAGGTGAAATTACAAATCTACGAATTGGGTTTTCAGGTGCTGTTTCGTTCAATGGATTATCTGTAACAAAACCGTTAAAGATATATGAACGTTTTTTCCAGTACTTACGACCCATGTCTTCTAAACTTGGATCTTTGAACCAAGGACGTACTTCAGTTAGTACTGGACATGTTTCGCCATACATTTCACCGCAAGGTACTTGTACAGTTACTGGTTTATTTTCTCCGCCTACTACACCTGGGAAGGTGAGACGAATCATTTGTCGCTCTACCCAAAAGAAATCGTTAGTAGTATCAGCATCAGGTAAGAACCTAAGTGTAGCTGAAGTACCTTCGTCGATATTCCAATGTGGATAAATTGCGTTGTCGCTCTGTTGAGAGCTGTTTGAGTTTGAACCTTTCGATTCCATTGCCGAGAGCTTTGCTCGGATTTCTGCTAATGAGGCCATGATGTTTCTCCTATGATTGCCATGTTTGCCATATGTGTTACTTGCATAAGTGCTCGTAACTGGGTTTATTATACTTGCCTAGATAAAGAAAGTCAACCGTTTATTTTGTATTAAATGTTGACACATTTTTCTTTAACATGTTTATTTATGAAAAAACCCGCACTAGGCGGGTTTAAAATGGATATCTACTCTATGAAACAAGTCAATTGCTTGTTTATCACTAGAAGTGATGTGGACTTACTCTACACTAAGTGACGCTTCACAGCGTTTCTTATTATAATATATCGTATTGCTCTAAGAAGTTTTCGTACTCTTCGCCTAAGTCTTTGCTTTCAACTGTAGGTGTATTTGTGTTTGCACCAAGTAAACAACTCTTAATTGTGCCGTACTCAAATTGGCTTAACTGACCACCTGATGTAATTTTCTTACTAACATTTTGTAAGTATTCAGATAGTTTAGTATCGTTTGCAGAAAAACTTAATTGGTTAACTTGATGTCCAAGTCTTGCTTCTGGTGTAGCAAAGTCTACTAAGT